GCTACTAGGGCTTACGTTTTCAAGTTGCGCATTTTCTTTCTAATCCCTAGCAGCTTTTAGCGTAGGAACGTTAGCGGTAAATTAATTGCTTTTAATATTTTATCTGCAAATTCAAAATCATTCTCATAAATTGAAACATAGTACAGTTTAGTCTGTTGTCGAAGAAAAGCAATTAACTGTCCCCTAACATCGGCTAAAACGAAATTTTTATTTACTCCGTTTCTGCTATCAATGAAGTTTACTACCATTTCATAAATTCGTAATTCATTCGCACCACTTTCAAAGATGTGGTCAATCTCTAATTTCAGTTGTTCTTTGTCTTGCTGTGTCATATTATTTTGTGTTATTAATCCGTAAATAAAAACTATCGTTTAGCCGAGAACCGTTAGCAAACATAAAATTATTCGTCAATATCGAACTTCTTATCTGCTTGTCTTTGAGATGGTGTAAAATAACAAAGACCTTTAATACCTTTACCAACCCACTTCATGAAGTTCTTACCTCTACCCCAATGAAGTCTTTTATCTGCTTTACGTTTTTTCTTCTCTGATGCCATAATTTTACGATTTGCTAACAAGCAATATATGTAATTGCCTATTAAGGTTTATATTAATTTTTAAGTTTATAGTAGGCAACTACATATATTGCCGACCGTTAGCGGTAAGTTGCGCTGATACTAATTTAGACCTTGATACCACTTTATAATAGACTTAACAACAACCACAAAATTCATGACTATAATAAATTCGCAAACAATATTCACTATGTTAGGAACATTACTACTAACATTAATATCAGTTGTGCTGACAAGATACCTCGAACTATATATGCCAGACAAAAAAACGGCAAATTCAAATATAAAAAAATGGTTCATTTTTGCTGTTAAATATTTATTACCAACCTCGACACTTATTATAGTTCTAATGCGGGACAGCATTGATAAATTTTTTGTTTTCGGTGTTTCTTTTTCTTTCTTTATCATACTTGTTAATTTTATTTTAGACACTGCAACTAGACTACTTAAAATCAATGAATCTCACCAAAAAAACATGGGCAAAATTATTGGAGTTACAGAATCAATTTTATATATATTTAAAAATAAAGACGGCAAGAATTAACCTACCGCTAACATTGGCTAAGCGTAAGTTTTAGGCAGCCCACAGATGCCATTAAAAAACCTAACGCCTAGCCAAAAACCGTTAGTGGCTATGCCGTTGGACACCCTGCAACATATCAATCAACATTAGTAATTGCCACATTTTATCAATCTTAATTTCTTGAAATTCTGTTCCTTGAACTATCTCAACTGTTGTGCTTTGATACTTGTATGTATCAGGTGCTTCAACGAACTTGAAACTATCAGTAATATGAATTTCAAGGTCGCCTACAACCTTCTTTTTGTATGTGTCAATTTTCAGACTATAATATTCATCTGTTGCAAAGTCTTTATCATAATCAACTTTACATTCAAAGCCGTATTTATCTTCCAAATGAGTGGACACGATAGGCACAGCAGCTAACAAGGTATTGGCAAAAAAGCCGTTTTGTTCTTCGTTTGACATATTGTTCTAATTTTTAAGTTTTGTAATTCTATTGAGCTTTCGGTTACGGCTTCTTCGCCAATACCCGATACGTTATTCTACTTTTTGAAACTCCTTTATAAACTCATTTACTTTTGCCCTAAACTTATCTTTTCGCTTGGGATGTACTCTAAATTGAGTTTGAATCAATTTATCAACTCCTTTCTTTGGTTGCCCTGCTTTCTTTGGTGTCATGGCACAAATATAAACTTAATATTTGTAATTACAAGTATTATTTTAGTTTTGTTTGTAAGTGGTTGGATTTTAGTAAATTAAAATTCGTTTTGTTTTTTTAGCATTGTGTTTTCCTTTTCTAATTCTTTTATTCGCTTCAAAAATACAATCTGGTCTAATTCAAGTTTTACAACCTTTTCTCTATAAACAATTGATTCAAAATAAAATTTGCCATATTGCTGTTGTATTTCGTAAAGCGTTTTTAGGTGTGCTGTTGCATTTTCTTTTTGCTTCCCTTGTGATTGTATCGTTTTGCTTTCAAAGTCCTCTATAAACGAATTTAAACGCCATAAACTAATATAGCAAGTTTCCCATTGTGTTTCCCTTCCTATAAATCCACAGTATTCAATCATTAAATGTTTTAGTTTTTTATATTCTTCGTTTCGCAAATCATTGATTTGTTTTTCTTGCTCTAAAAAAAGTTTAAGTTCTGCCTCTGTATTCATTTTAAAATGGTGGTTTAAATGGATCGTTTAAATTTATTGTTGATTGTATTTCGTTTGTTGGTGCTTTGTACTTTTGTTTAAAAGGGCTTTCAACTTGGTAAATAATACCATCAATAGTTTCTGAATAGCACTTTTGATGAAAATGATAATCTAGTTTAACTGTTCCTGTTTTGCCAACTATTCGAGGTTTTACTTTTTGAATAATTACATCAACTTCATTTCCTAGCTGCATATTTCCATTTATTTCTACATAGTCACGATTAACGCAAATCATGTTGTATGCCTTTTGAATCCAAGCTGCACCACCATCAATTTCATAAACTGTTGGTGCTTTTGGCAAATCTCCAGTTTTGTTTCCAGTTGGGTTTCTAGCATGGCAAATCAAAAAAGAATGAACATTTTGAGTTAATGCTAACTTATTCCATTTCGGTAATTTCCGTTTTAAATAATCCGATACGTTGCTATAATTTTCGTGTTCAATGTCATTCCAATTATCAATCGAAGTAGTGTGTATTCCAAACTCTTTTTTACATGATTTAACCAGCTTTATGTATTCCTCAAAGTCCAAACCTTTTTCGTCTGTATCTTCGCAAACAATAAAATGTTCTTGAACAAATGGTTGTACTTTATAATATTCTTGTTCGGTTATTACATTACTTTTTCTACTATCAAATGTTTTCCCAGTTAAACCATGAATAATCATTGAATATATTTCAGCACTCGAACCACTTTCAGGGCTGTAAATCAAGTGTTTTTTACCATATTTTAAACTCAAAGAAATTAACAATTGAAACAAAAACTCACTTTTGCCCATTCTGGGATATCCATAAATTATAGTTGTTCCTGTTGGTTTAACCATGTAAAAGTCGTCTAATGTTTTAAAACCAGTGCTTAATAATTCCGCTGCGCTGTTTTCAAGTAATTTTAAAACCTTTTCATTTATGTCGAATAATCGTGTTATAACTGCCATTTTAGTAAATGATTGGTAAATTTTTAGGGTTTCTAGGGTCAATTACTTTGCTTTCAAATTTTAGCTTTCCTTGTAACTCGTCACGCTTTGCCCAATTATTTATAGCTGACTTCCAATTTACATATTTATTACCCTCGTTTGAATAAGCCATTGCAGCTTCATAGTAGTATAAAAGTTTTGTAGTGTTCCATTCAGCAAATTCAGCTTTAAAAATATTCTTATCAAATAAATTGCAATTATTAAATAATACTTTCTTTTCTTTACTTTCCTTTACTTTAATAGTATCGTTTCGTATTACGTTCGTATTCGGTTGTATTACGTTCGTATCATTTTTTAAAAGCTTTTGTTTGTCCCACCTAGCATTTATTGATGTTGTGGCTTTTTCGCTTTTCAATAACATTGATTGCTTTAAACGATTTGAATAAAAAAACTCATCGTTTTCTATAATAAATAAACTGTAATTTTTTACAACTGCATTTACTTTTTCTTTGGAAGTTCCCCACCTTTTTGCAAATGATTCTAAAACAATAAGCGGTAATTTATATTCACTTTCAGCTCTTAATTTTTCAACTAATAACCAAAATATTCCATAACCTTCTACTCCTAATTGGTCAATTAAAACCATACACTTTGGATCGTCTTGTGCATTTGCATCATGACTGAAATAATAAGCGTCTTTTTTTGCCATAACTTTAAAAACGAAAAAACCCCCAACAGTTGCAGCTATTGAGGGCTTAATCATATACTTTTACACCATGTTAAAGTTCGATTATGTTAGTTGGCTGCAAACAACTAATTGTTTTACAAAAGTAGCATTTTATTTTACTTTCGCAAGTTTATTTTTTAAATCAATTCAAGTGTTTTAAAATTTGTTTTGAATCGCTTTTGACATTCTTTCATATTCAAAATAGCTTGTTTATAGTAACTATCTTTTAGCTCAATCCCGATAGCTTTTCTACCCATTGAAACGGGACTAAAAACTTCGCTACCTACACCCATAAAAGGAGTTAGTACTACTTCATTTTGATTTGAATACAATTCTACAATTCTATCAATTACATCCAATTGTAGCGGGTGAACGTGTTTCTCATCGTCAACATCTTTCGAGTCTCTAAATGGTAAAATGTTATCAATCCTTATGTCTTCCCAAACACTTGAAGCGTAACGCTGCCAAATATAGTGACTTAATTTATTACTTTTTGGATCTTCATGGTTTTCGAAATTAGCATTTAAATATTCCCACAATTGAGTTTCATTTAAATTACTTTCGTTTGCATTATTCCATGCTTTTAAAATGTTTGGCAAAATAGGGGTTTCACCAGCATAATATTTTAACCCGCACGGATGTGTTACTGGAACTTCGTTATCACCTTTTTTTGTAAAAATTAATACATAATCTGGCATAGCTGTAAAACATTTTGTAGAATCTTCAACTATAAATTTATGCATTAGACTTTGTACCATTGTTCTCATTCGAACCTTTAAAGGCTCTTTCCAAATAGTAATGCGGTTTCTGTACTCAAAACCATACTTCTCGTGTAATTTAATTACTTCGTGTGGAAAGTCCCACAAACGACAAGTATTATCAAATACATCGGTGCAATGAACCGCATTGATACGACCTTTTTTCGTAACCCTTGCTAATTCTTTTATCAAAAATTCGTACTGATCTAAAAACTGTTCTTTTGTTTCGCAGTTACTAAAATCATTTTCAGAACTTGAATAATTATAAAGTCCCGCGAATGGTGGTGAATAAACTACTAAGTCTATACTTTCATTCTCTAAGGTCGGTAAAACTAACATACAATCACTATTGTAAATTGCATAATTTTCTGTAACTAATTGGTCTTTTACTTTGTTTTCCATGTTTAAAAATTTGGTTTTATTATTGATTTATTAAATTCTTTTACTTTGTTTTCAAAACTTCTTTTTACGTTTTCAGTAAGTTTTTTATGAAGTTGAATTGCTTTTTGTGTTTTCTGTTCAATCGCTTCGAGCACTCTAGTTTGTCCATCTGAAACAACTAAATCAATGTTTACATCATTTAATTGCCCAAACCTCCAAAACCTCCTAATCGCTTGGTAATATTGTTCATAACTCCATGTAGGAAAATATACAGAGTGGTTGCAATGTTGCCAATTCAAACCAAATGAGGTCATTTTAGCTTTTGTAATTATTCTTTTTATTTCGCCTTTTGAAAACGCTAACAAAATTTCTTCTTTGCGTTCAATAGATTGACTCCCAATTATTTCAACTGCTTGTTTATCTTGTGATTTAAGTATTGAGCTTTCGTTGTTGGTATTGCACCAGTACACCGATGTTTTGCCCCATGCTAAGTCTATTGCTTTTTCGCATCTTTTTTCTTCTGTTTGTTTTTGCTCAAGTCTAACCTCAGTCATACTTTTTGCAATTGGAACAAACATTGTTATTTGACCATTTACATCAAACATTGATTGGTTTTTTACAATATGATTGTTTATGTTCAAATTTGGTAACGAATATCTATCATTGCTAAAACCTAAATCACTAGGCATTTTTGCCATAATTGACCATTGATTTACCCATGCAAAAAAATCTTTTTCGGCATGTGGTTTTAAATAAAACTTTTCTCCAATATTTCGATTATTCGAATCAACTGAATTTTGATTATTTTTAAAAAACTTTGTAAGCATATCCATATAGCCCATATACCCCAATGCTTCGCTACTTGTGCCTAATTCGATAAAATCGTTTGGACTTGGTGTTGCAGTGCTTAAAAATCTGTATGGGATTTTCTTTACAAAAGCATTTACTTGACCTTTTATTTTACCATCAAAGTTTTTTAAAATACTGCTTTCATCTAAAATTATACCCTCAAAATCATTTGAATCGAAATAATGTAACCGCTCGTAATTGCAAATAACTATTTTTTTCGTGTGTTTGCCATCTTTTGAGTATTCTATGTCGTATATACCAATCTTTTCGGCTTCTAATATAAACTGAAAAGCAACCGCTAAAGGTGTTAAAATTAGTACCTTTTTGTTGGTATGATTAACAATATTTTTGGCTAAAGATAATTGAACCAATGTTTTGCCCAATCCGGTGTCTAAAAAAATAGCCGACCTCCCTTTTAAAATTGCTTTTTCAATAACATATTTTTGGAAATCAAAAGCAATGTCAGGTATATAATTTGCCTCAAATCCAAAATTACCTACTGAATGCCGTTTTTTGTTTAAAAATTCTTCGTACTTCATTTTCGTAAAAAAGAAAAGCCCCAAAAGAGTAGTAGTCTAGTGGGGCTAATCAATATATTTTCGTTTGAGTGAAAATTCGATTTAAATTAACTGGCTACTACCTCAGTCAATGGTGGTGCAATAATAAATAAATATTTCTATTTTTTACAATTTATTTTATCGTAAACTTCTTTAGCTACTTTTTTATTTTCCAAACTCCAACATCCATAAGTAATTGCTCTGTTGTGCTTGTTTTTAGTTTGTATTTTAGTACAAATAATACTTAAATTATGTCTAAGTCGTAAATCTGCAATTCGTGCGGTTACGTTCAATATTCCACAATCTGACATAATACTTCGCCTGGTTATTGGAAATTGCAAAAGCTCATAAAGTACTTCAGCGGTTTGGTTGGTTGGTGCTTTCATTTGTATTTGTTTTTTATTTCGTTTAATTCCTCGTCTGTAAATGTTTTTACTTTGGTCAAATAAGCATCTAATCGTAATTTTTCCATAAATTCATATCCGTGCTTTTGTTTCATTTGGTTAAAGTATTCCAACTGATTACCATCTAAAAAAACATTGCATTTTTTACACTGCTTATTACAATTGCGCTCGTCAAAAATTAACCCTGAATAGTTTTCTGCTTTGTAAAGGTGTCCAGCGTGCCATTCAATTGCTGTAATTGCGCCACAGCTTACACAAGGTAAAGGTTTATCACGCTCCCGAATCCACTTTTGAAATATAACTTTAATTGCATTTAATCGCCTTACATAAGTTTGCTTTTTAGTTTCCAAACATTCAATTTTATCACGCTTTATTTTAGCATAATTAGGCTTTACTGGTTTAAGTTTCCCTATTTCAATTGCACAAAGAACCGAACATGAATTTTCTAAACTTGACCTTTTTGGAGTGAATCGCACACCGCAATTTTTGCATTTACAAGTTGCTGCTTTCATTACCATTTAATTAATAAGTTAAAGTTTTCTTTTATTTGTTCCCACTCTTTAAATTTTGGGTCACGTTTGCCAAGGTGTTCAATGTCTTGGATAATTTCGCAATGTCGGATAATAGTTGAATGATCATATTGTATTTTATAAAGCTCGCCTATTTCTCGCAAACTTAAACTTGTATTTCTTTTTACTAATGCTGTAAAACATTGCCTTGCAAAAGTATATTCTCTTTTCCTGCTTGGTGTATCGTAAGTATCAAAAGCAATTTCAGTAATCATTTTAACAGCTGCTTTTGCTGCATTTATTTTCCTTTGCTGTTGTGTGAATTCTTTGTATAATAAAGGCACATGCTTATTCTTGTATATTTGAAATGTTGGTGATAAATTAGTCATTTGGATAAATTGTTTTTAAAAAAGTTCTTGCTTCTTTTATTCTTTTTTCAATAAATTCCATTCGTAAATGGTCGTATTTAAATTCTTTGGTGCTAATTCGCTCTTCGATTGGAATATGAATAAAACTATCTAGTACTCTGTTCGTAAATTCATCACCACCCAAACCACGAATATTTACAAAACGCTCAAAATTATTTTTATCATAAATCAATTGAGTTATGATTTGCGCTTCTCTCCATTCGGGGGTTTCTAAATTAGGGTGATTATAGCTTTCTTTTTCAAGTTCTTTTAAAACTGTTTCATCAGGTGCATCAGTTAAGACATGAACCAATTTAAATTTAGACCTACCAAACAACTTCATATAACTATCTCCTTGAAACTCATAGTTTTTATTATTATCAGTTTTACTATCGTGAAAAGTAAATATGTCCCAACTATTTTTTATATCTATAATTGTGTCGTTAGCTTCATCGTTAATATCACATTCTCCCGTAATAAAGTCATTTGATATTCTAATTTCATTTTTTACATAATTAGTACCGTAAATAGCATTATAGTTTAAAATAGCTTCGTTTTCGTTTATTGTTCCCTTTTTCGTTTGCTTACTACTAAACTCCTTTACTCTGCCATATTTTGCTTCTAGGTAAGTGTAAATAGCCCTTTTTTGACCCGTTACGCCTAGCCCTGTTTTTCCACACAGTTCACCTACTTGTGAACTTCTAAAAATTAATTCGTCTATCATTATCTTGACCATTTAACTCTTACAGCTTCTACTGTGCTACCAAATGCGCTAACATTCGCAACATATAAAATTATTTCTTTGCCTTGCCATTGCTCAACATAAGGGCTGCCAACTACTTTTGTAATTAACTTCATGTTTTCTTTGTTAAGAATCATTGGCTTTTTTGCTCCTTTAAAATATGCCAGAATACAATTTTTTC